ACTTGATGTGCTACTAGGATGTCATCACGGTTTTGCTTACGATACTCTTTAAATGAGCCGTCCTGTATACCGTCTTCGATGGGCTCCATTTTAAATTCAACTTTATTATTTTCGCTATCACCTGGAAGTGGAATATATAGCGTTCTGTGAGACTGCCCTCTGAGACTTGTTTGTAAGAATCTAAACATCTTGTCTTCTGCATCACCAGAAAGTTTCGCACCCTTTAATGTTACAACATATCTTGGGACTGCTTTGTTTGCAAAATAATCAATATTGTATTGTGAAGCAAGAGAGTCTCCATGTAGTGAGTTTATAGCCGACATAATGTCTGGCACTCCATAAAATGTGTTTAGAGGTGAGTACTGCTTAAAGTGAATAATTTCATTTGGTCTAGCATCTGTTGTTAGTGGGTTTTGGTTCTTTGCTCCAAAGTTGCGGAAGTAGACAATCTTGTTTCCAATGATCTGTACATATCCGTCTTTGATTCTTCGTACTCGCATTGTTGTTGCTGGTATATGTCCAACGTATCCAATTTCTCCACGAGTTGTTCTTCCAATTTCTAAATAACCATTGCCAGTAGACTGAAGATCTGTATAAACTTTTTCCATTGTTGCTGTAAATGAGTCATCATCATTAAGTGACTCTAGCCAATCACGCATTTCAATCTTTGCTCGTTCAATTCTCTTTCGTGCCTTTTGTGTTGCGCTATTATCTTCTGATGCTTCAAGTCTCATCATTGTTCTTGGAGAAACCTTAAACTCATAACCAAGGCCAACAATGTTTTCGACCTTTGCATCAATTGCTGCGTGGTTTGCAAATGATGTGTCGTAATAGTTTGCTAATTCATATAGGTTCCATGGAGGTGTAATAACATCAAACATTCCATAGCCGTTTACATATACTAGACCTGGGTTAATTTCTTTTGATTGTGCTCCGTCAATACCGCTTTTTCCAGCAAGTGCTGCAGTTGTATATTGAGTTGTTGGCTCAACCATCTTAGATGACATTCTGCTTGTTCTTCTTTTAAAGTTTGCATCCAAACCATCTAAAGTTTTTAATGTTTCCCAGTTGCCACTAAACGGATCTGACTTTGCAAAAGTATCATCTTTTTTTACTGCTTCGTCAATTCTTGCACCAATTTCATATTCGTTGTCTTGCATAATTACTCCTCGTCACCATACTTAGCAATTGTATCTTTTGCTGCCTGAACTGCACCAAGGTCGTTTAGAGAAGGGATAAGTCCAGCATTTAATCTATCAACTTGTTCTGAGTATTCTTCTTCACTTACTCTTGTTAGTCCTGGAACAAATACACATGTACCATCTCCTGGATCACCATAGTGCATTGCAGTCTTTTTTAATTCTGCCATCCTAGAAATATCGTTCTTGTCTGAAGGTATGTTGAGTACAGAACCGTTTCCATCTGTAAACCACTTGCCATTTGCTTTTTTGTACACATAAAGGCCCCAGTCATAGTTCTTTTCAATGACTTGTCGTCTTACATTCTTTACAATCGGCTCACCAGTTTTTGGGTTGATTAAGGAATCCATAACCATAAGTATACCATATCAAACTGGATCTACTACGACTTGGCTCCAGTTTACTTCAGAATAGGCAGTATATTTGTAGTTTCCAAACCTTAAAACCTTTTCATCGTCTACGATGATCTTATTTGTACCCGTATAACTCTTATAAACTTCAGATGGGTTTACTCCATAATAACTTGTTTCTGAAAGAACAAGAACCTTATTCCAGTTAAAAGAGCCAACATTCCAAAATTTCCAGTCTAACTCTCTAGAATTAAGGACCCTGACTCTAAACCAAGGTCTTTCGGAAATATTTTGTACTTCTTGTAGGTTCGTTGATTGATAGAAGGATATGTTGTTAAATAGTAATGGTCCAGTCAGTCTGATTGCCCCCTCGAAAGATGAGAAGTCTAGGCTGTCTGCAAAACTAATACCAAGGAATCCCCAGTCTTGCAAAGTGACAACTGGCTCTTTTACAAGTTTGCCATTCCAGTAAAACCCTATGCCATCTTGAACTAGCCCAGTCTTTTCATCAATTGCGTATATTTTTGCTCGTCTACCGCTTGGATCGCAGGCAACAAGATAGAATTTAATATGCATGCTTTTGCCTTCTATCTCAAAAACCTGTGTTGGCGCATAGGGAAAATAATCTCCGTCAAATCTAATTGCAAGTTGTGCTGCGATGACTTTAAATCCATCTGCTCTGCTTGAGTTGATTGGAATCATGAGCCCTCTATTTACTAAAGGGTCATAGGTTCCTTTTAACTGAATACCGCTTGTCTTTGTTAAATAAAGATATGGAGATGAGGCATTGTATATAGAAAATGGATTATTTTTCTTAAAATTATAATAAATTCCAGTTTTTGTATAAGGGTATATAGAAGTTCCAAATCTTGTACCAATTGGGCTGGCGTTGGAGTCGTTTAGTGCTTGTGATGCATAGGAAACATTTTTAATACTTACATTGTTTACTTCAGAATTTTTTATATTTATGTCTATATGTGTTACGATTGACAAGTCATTAAAATCAACTCCAGAAGGAGGATAGATAATCATGTTGTCTACAACCTCGTACTTTGTTGTCATCCAATCTACACCTGGAATTAAAACACCATTTCTTGCAGGCCTTTCTAATTTAGTAAAATATTCTGAAACTGCGTTGGCTCCTAGTTCAGTATATTGAAAGGTTATGTACGTTTTCACAAGTGAGCCGTCAGTATTATATTTATAATCTTTTGAGATTTTGTTTTTTAAATCTTCATAATCGTTATACCCAGTAAACAAATAATTATCTAGTGACTCATATGTTCTTTGTACTGGAGAACCATACTGATCATTAAGTTCTTGGTATGTCCATTCTACTGGATCAGTCTCTATAGCAATTGTTTTTGTTGGAATTGGGTAGTTAACATTAAACTGAATAAAATCAAGGTCAAAATACTTATCTCCTCTTTTATCAAAAACAGATTCTGCAAAATATGTTAAAGGAAGATTGTCTTCCCAGTAGGCATTTGCTGCAATAGCAAGAGTGTACTTGTCAAACAAAATGTCTGGGACCAGGGTATAACTTGCTGTATGTTCAATCAAAAAATCTTCCTCTAAAAGTATTACCCCTCCTCCAGATATTGCTCCTGGAGAGACATCGGTTAAACCTCCATAGGGTGGCAAAGAAGTGGTGTCAATGCCAGCATCAATATCTATCAGTTGATTATTTTGATAAGCAAAGAACAAATCTTCATTTAGTTTTGGAACTCCTATTTCATTAAACAAACTTTTAATTTTTTGAAAATTATACTTTGTTGCAAACCCAATATTATAGATCTTGCCATTAAATGTTGCTGTATTAGTTTTATCTCCACCAACATACATTCTCAGGTCTCCCAATGATCCAAAAAACCCTGAAACAGGATTTCCAAAAACTTCTATAAACCTAGGAATATTTACGCCTACTTCAAAAAATTCATTTTGATTTAGTACTTCAGAAGAATACAGAGTTTCAGTTTTACCATTTGAACTAATAATATATTTTAATGTATTGTTTTCTACCTGTATTTTAAAATAATTAGATGTGTTTTCTTTTTCAATTTTAAAAAGTATTTGTGGAGTTGTTGCATTACCCTTTAACTGGAAGCACCCATAGAATGCTGATATTGGTGTCTTTAAAACATCAAAGTTTTCAAAGAAAAGGTAGCCAGAGACAGAGTCCCAAGAGTTGTTTGGCTTAAAAGAAAAATAATCTTTTGTGTCATAAAAGAAACTTGCTGTATCTTCTATACGATTAGAGACCTTATTGTCTTCAAATAGTTCTGACTTTGTTTTAGATGAAAGTACAACCTGTGGAAGTGGATGAGACATTACAGAAAGTGATCTGTTTGATGCGTCTATGTTGTCGCTAAATCCCTGATTCCAAGAACCTGTTTTTGGATAAGAGTAGTTTGCTGTATAGTCTGCAAACGAATAATCAATCGTAACAGATGTTCCACTATATGACGAATTAATGTTTTCTGGAATCTCGACACCTTGACCAAATACATACCTTCTTTTTGCGACTTGGTTGGGAACTAGGTACGGGTAAATTCCAACGCAGTCTAGATCTATAGGAGAAATATCTTCGTAAGCATAAAAACCAATCCAGTCTTGATCTTTTGTATTGTTAAGTTTTGATGGAAGGTTTGCCAGTGATTGAGAGTAAGGAATAGATATTACCTCTTCTCCATTAATCAAAAGGGAGGCGCTGTCTTTTCCAACTTTTAAATGAACAAGCATTGGCCTTGTCCACTCACCAATATAGTTAGTCTTATATTCATTTCCAATTTTTAAACCTATTGCTGGACCATCTACATATATTCCGTCAGAAGATGCTATGGGTCCAATGATTCTTTTGGTTTCATTGGAATAAGAATTTATCCTTAGCCACATTTCTAGAGTGTACTGCTTGTACTGTCCATCCTTATTTAACATTCCAAGTCCAGGAACAATCAAAGATGGAAGACCAATATTTTCATACAAGGTTGTATGTCCAGAAGTTCCATATACTAGGGGTATTCCAGAATTTTTTGCTTTTAACATATTGTCAGAAGCAAGGTAGTATGCATTTAACTCCTGAAGTCCGTAACATTTTGCAACTATTCCCTTTTGTGGAGCAATAGATATGTTTGATGGAATATTTTCTGGAATAGTTCCCAGGGATGTTGATGCAAACTCTTCTGACCACTGGCCAAAAGTTATTCCGTTTATTTTAAATGCATTTTCTTTTTCTACGTTTCCTACAAAATTAATCTTAATAACAAGTTTAATTTCAAGGGCATCTTCAGGAATGTCAAACGTTTCTGATATAAAAATCCAACTATTATTTATTACTGTGTCAAAATTCTTTAAATGGCTTATCTCTTGACCGCTTGTCGTATCTGTATACTGATACCCAATTTCAAAACCAGAGACATACGAACTTTCTGAATAGATATATGTGCCAAGAGAGAAAGTTCTTAGATATTTATTTAAAATAGAAGAACTAAAAGTGTCTTTGCTTCTTAGCGTTACTGAGGCATTTTTCCTATCGGGTGTTGGATCTGCTATGATCCTTCCCACATAACTTCCAGGAAATGGCTCTCCCACAGACTCTGGATACGCAGCAACTGTACCACCGAAGATCTCCCACCTTGGAATAGAGGATAATACTCTTTGCTCGTTAGAAATTAAAGAAATATAGTCTGCATTATCATCAAGTGCCCAGAGACCAATAGGGTGCTCAGCAAAGACTTTTTCTGCATATAGGTTTGATGAAGTAGACATTATAGGTCTATTTTACCACAGAAGACTACTTGTTTATTTTAATTTCACAGTAATCTGTTGTGCAGTACATTTCACCTTGAGCCTCAAGATTTTCTGCTCCATCATAGATGGCAGAAAAATCAATGTGCTTCAACTTGCCGATATAGGACTCATACTCTTCTTCCGTGATCTGAGTATATGGCTGCTGAGGATAAACAGTATTTCCCATTGGAAGGAATGAAACTGCCTTTAGTTGTCCCTCGTACATATGAAGTGCTGGAACAACATGCTTTGACTCTGTTTCCTTATC